TAATCCACTCATGACTCTTAATATATTGTAATTTAATGTAAATATTGATAATTCATTTCCAGAAATTGTCTTCACATCTGAATCAAATGTTAAATTTAAAGTAGCATTATCAATTCTTGAGAAATTACATGTCCCAGAGGGTTGATGTTCTAAAGGATTTAATGAAAAACTATATAAATTTATTCCATCTTTTGGAGTACTTTTATGAGTTTCATATGCTTGCAAGTAATTAAAGAACTCTCCTGATTGTTGTGCAAATCTTTCATGACCATTTAGTTTTAATAAAGATGCAGTTACAGGGTTTACGGACCCATCAATATATTTACCATAATTATTCCATTGATAAACAATAATATCATAATTTGTATGTCCTCTATTTGAAGTGTCTGTTGTTCTAGTAATTCCATTCATTATTGTATCTATTGGTTTTGATATGTCATCTATTGACAACGGTGTGACTACCTCCCAATTTGATACATCATTTGCTGAACAATTTGCTGTATTTGCAGCATTATCAATGCTAGTTAAACTATTGTAATTAGCTTTAATTACTGCTGTTCCTGCTGTAATAGAATGATGATTGTAAGTAGTTGCAGTAGTTTGACTTGTTGCAGTAGCAGTTTCTGAACCATTTAAACTTAGAGATACGACTCCTGCATTTGAATACATTTGAGATAATACATATCTAATAGTAGCATTATTTATTAATGTTAGATTTTCACTTGCATACCCTGACCTGTAAATATAAGAAGAATCAGGTTCATAACTTAAAAATGATTTACCAGATATAAAATTTCCATTTTGTATATACCAATATAATGCCTTACATGGATGACTAAAGTTCAAATTATATATTGTATTTGATCCATCTACTTTTTCATTTAAATCTGCTTGCACTTGTTCTATTAAATATTCATGTGCTGAAGATGCAAAACGTTTCCTTTCTTCTGAATCTAAAAATACATAATTTACCATCAAGCTTATATTTGATATTGTGGCTGTCGTAGTTGCAACAGATTCTTTCACAACTAACTGATCAGCATTTTTTAACTTAAAATCAACTCTTATATCATGATATTGTAATGCTATTACAGGTATTGCTAAACCATTAAATTTATTACAAAAGAACTGTAATGGAATGTATAATGTAGTAGCTTTATCTGTTGTAGATAATGTTGTCATATCACTATTATTACCAATCATAACATCATAACCTCTATTATGTGCTGTATTTCTTGCCAATTCATACCATAAATTTAGCCATCCATAATATTGCTTATCTATTCTACTACCTCCAATCAATAATTCAACTTCTTCTAGCAAGGCATGACCTAATTTATTAACCCATGCAAATTTCCCACCTGTTCCTGTTAATGATACTGTACATTTAATATACATTTTAGTAATCAAATCACCGTTTTTTGCTATAGTTGATGTTAAAGTAGAGCCAAAAGAACTATTACCAGATACAGTCTGTTCAATTGCTTCAATTGCAAAGTTTGTATGTCTTTTATAAACTATTTTAAAAAATGTAATTTGTGGATTCCCAGTTAAATAAACATCTTGGGCCCCATAGGCAACTAATTGCATTATTCCGCCTGACATATTTATAATTAAATAACATTATTTTATTATAAATTTTTCTTATTAATTAACTCATTTAATTCCTTTTCTAAATTTATAGGTTTTTTAGATAATTTTATTAATTCTTTTACAAATGATTTATCTTTATCATTTTTATCTTTTATTAAATAAAAAGTTCTTTCATCTGATATTCCAATTTTCCAGCCTTTATTTTGAGCATTTATTAAAATTAGAATTTTATATAAATCCTCATGTCCTAAATACATAATAATAATAATATTTTCTAAATGATTTTCAATCTTACATAGTGCGTTTATTGCGTTTGAGTATTTTCATTTAAAAAACTTTTTAAAATAAATATTAAAGTATATCTTTATACACTTTTATAATGACAAAAAGGAACAAAGTTAAAACAACTTTGGACAAGAGGCATAAAGATAAAGTTTCATACTTTGAAAGTCATGATATTATACAACAAGATCTTACAAAAGAACTTGAAAGTAATACGAATAAATTAAAGGAAATTGAAAAAATTCCATATATTGATTATACTAATGAAACTTTACAACAAAAAACAAAATTGTTAGATAGAAATAAGGAGATACAAAAGAAATTAAAAAAGTTAAATTCTAGTTTAGAAGAATTATTATATTATAATAATACCATAGATTACATTACGCCATATTATGAACAAAGTAGTAAACAAGGGGATGTTAAACATATGGAAATTGTAGATTTTTTTAATAATTCTAACTTAGTTAGAAAGAAAAAATCATCAAATAATAAAGCAGAATTACTTGAGAAGTATCTCAAGGTTATTGATAATAAACAAACAAAAGTTGGAAAATATAAAAAATTCAAACCAAAGTATTGCCCTAATGCTGAATGTAAGGCAGAAATGACTTTACATTTATCTGATGGCTATTTAATATGTACTAGTTGTGGATTTTGTGAAGAAGTTATTCTTGATAGTGATAAGCCAAATTATAAAGAGCCGGTTCCAGATGCAACAGCATATTCATATAAAAGAATCAATCATTTTAATGAATGGCTCGCACAATTTCAAGCAAAAGAATCCACTGATATACCAGATGAGGTATACGACAAGATATTAGTAGAAATGAAAAAACAAAGATTATTAGATAAATTTATCACACCAAAAAAAATGAGAAGTATTTTAAAAAAATTAAATTACAATAAATATTATGAACATGTCCAACATATTATAAATAAAGTATCAGGTATTCCACCACCAAAAATGACAAGAGAAGTTGAAGAGAAATTTAGACAAATGTTCAAACAATGCCAAGAACCTTTTACATTATATTGTCCAAAGGACAGGAAAAATTTTTTGAGTTATTCCTATACATTACACAAATTT